AAAAGCCGCTTTTGAAGATGCTACCATTCAGGCTGCGGATGTTAATCCTGCGGTTGAAATTGATGTAGAGGATTTAAAAACAAAAATACTTTCTTGCAAAAATAGAGATGAATTAACGCATTTATACGCCTCAAATACTGGGCACAAAGTACACGCTGCTTTATTTACCGAAATGGCTAACGCTTTAAATACAAAGCCAAATGAATGAAATAACCCATCTTAGTTTTTCGAGATTAAAAGCCCTTTCCCATTCTCCATTATGCTTAAAAAGGTATATTGAACAAACACGTACATCTACTAAAGCGATGGATGAAGGTACGCTTTTAGATTGTATTTTATTTGAACCTGAAAGTTTTCATGATAGATTTTTTATCATGCCAGACCACATAAAGAAGCCAACTAGCGCACAAATAAACGCTAAAAAACCATCGGCCGAAACATTGGAACAAATAGCCGTTTGGGAAGGAATCCAATCAAGAATTGGCAAAAGGATTGTTATAAATCAAGAACAACACGACGATGCTTTAAATATAGCTGGTGCTGTTATGGATAATAGTACGGTAGCGTTTAATGGTTTAATGAATATGAATAACTTTGAATTTCAAGTAACGACAGAATTTTTTTACAAAGGATTTAAGCATAAAGGAATTAAAGACGCGGAAGGAATAGACAGAAATGGTAAGCGCGTTATTTGGGATTTAAAACGAATGGGTGCCCGTTCTGGTGAACAACTTGTAAGGGCACAAATACGACATAATCAATACGATTTACAGGCTGCCATTTATTGCCACAAATTTGATGAAATAAATGAGCCTGTAGATTATTTTATAATTGCGGTGGATAATGAAGGGTATGTAACACCATTCAGAATTTCCCGTGATGCAAGGGAAAAGGCCAGATGGCAATGGAATAGATTAATCGCTGCGGCTCACAGGGTAAATATGGAGGGTTTGGATATGGGTCCCGAGTTTTGGGCAGATAGTGAAGGATTTTTTGACTTTTAAAATTTTAATCATGAATGACAAACATTTAATAAGACAAATAGATTCAGCAACAAGGGAGGTAAATCTTATTTTTGATATTCTTGTAAATAAAATTGAAGAACTTGAAAATGATTTATTTGAATTAGAAAAACAACACGAACAATCTTTAAAAGAATCTTTTGAAAAAGGCTACGAAGAAGGCGTAAAATACACCGATGGACTTATTAGCGATGAAAAATTTCCATTCTAAAAATGCACAAAATGAAAGAGTACAACGCTAAGATGTTAGAAATTAAAGCATTTTGCGAGGAAATTAATCAGTGGATCACCACGGCGCCATCTGCCGAACATTTGGATGAATGCGACGAATATTTAAGGCAACTATCTGCTTACTATTCTCGCTATACCATGATTTCTGGAATGAATGAAAGTATTTACGCCTATTTGATGATGACTTGCATAAAAAATATGCCAGACGAGGAGTACAAGAAAATAAAGCATTCATCTACTTTGACTGATTATTACATTAAAGGTAAATATCCAAATGCTACGGCTATCTTTGAGCAATGTAGAGCCGTTCAAAAGTTACTAATTGTTACTTCTGATAATTATCGGACATTATTAAGTAGCTTTAGGCAGGAAAGAATATTGGTAGGACACATGACAACTTAAAACAAACAAAATGAAACAAAAAAGACAAATTTTTAAAGTTAATTATCATATAACTTATAATTCTGGCGCAAATTATAAAGGCACAAGAGATGTACTTGCTATTTCAGAAAATGGCGCAATAGATATTATAAAATGGCTGTTTAAAGCAAGAAATATTAACATAATTTCAGTAAAACCAACTTTTGAATATATAGGACAACCTATAATGTCAGATTATAAAGTTTTAGGAGATTATTAAAGAAATAACAAGGTAGTTCAGTGGTTTAGAACGGCCTGGGTAGCTCCGGGTGCGACGCAGGTATGAATCCTGCCCTTGCTACTAAAAAAATAAGGTTATGAATATTAAACAATTAAAAGAATCAATCGCAAATCTTCCTGATGAAATGGAAGTGGTTTTACAAAAAGATAGTGAGGGTAACGGGTATAGTCCACTTAAAGGTGTTGACTCAAATGCTGTTTATATTCCTTATAATACATGGTCAGGGGGTGTTTATTCAATTGGATGGACTTCAGATGAAGCTGATATGTCAGATAAAGAATGGCAGGAAATAAAGTCAAAACCAAGAACTTTGATTTTATATCCTGTTAATTAATATTAACCTAGTCAGGTGGCGGAATGGTAGACGCACATCCTAAATATATTCAGATGGTGGAACTGAATTAATTGGGTGTAACACTTGCGGGTTCGAATCCCGTTCTGACTACTTTTTAAACCTCTCTTAAACCTCTCTTAAACCTCTCTTAAATCTCTAATAAACCTCTAATAAAATGAAAGTAGAACTTTTAGAAATATTTGGAAATGATGATATGGTAGCTAATGCGGCGCGCGTTTCGTATGGTAAAGAAGCAAGTAATTATTCTATTGAGCAAAATGGAAAACTAATAAAATATCTTTCGGAACACAATCACACCTCTCCTTTTCGCCACCCACAACTGCAATACAGAATAACATGCCCTATTTATGTAGAAAGGCAGCTATTTAAGCATCAGGTAGGTTTAACGGCTAATTCTATCTCTGGCAGGTATGTAGATTTTGAAGATAATTACTACAAAATTGATACTTGGAGAAAACAAAGTAAATCAAGTAAGCAAGGCAGTGGCGAAAATTTAGATGAAAAAAGCAATGTGGCAGCGTTATTCTTTCAAGATGCTGTAATAAGTTATTGCACGACTGCCTATCAAGAGCTATTGCAGCTCGGTGTTGCAAAAGAACAGGCGCGTACTATTTTGCCGCTTAATCTTGAAACTACTTTCATTTGGACAGGAAGTTTATTAGCTTACATTAACTTTTGGAAATTAAGAATTACAAAAGATACGCAAGCCGAAACAATGCAGATAGCACAGGATATGCTAAATGAATTAAAATTGCGTACTAATAGCTTTGAACACTCTTTAAAAGCATTTCATTTATGACAATTAACGTCGATGACTTAATGAAAGCATCAGGAAGAAATCCAGACTTTGACGAAGTAAGGGGATTGAGGTACAATAGCGATAAATTACGATATGACCTTATTCCCGCGCTTGCTAATCGTGAATATGCTAAAATATGGACACAGGCATTAGGAAAATACCCAGAAGGCAACTGGGAAAAGGGAATGCCATGGACAGAAGTAATCGCTTCCGCAATGAGGCACTTGGAAGCGATAAGGCTGGGAGAGGATATTGATGCAGAATCAGGACTACTTCACGCGGCGCACTTACAGGCAAATGCCGCGATGCTAACTGAATATTATTTTACAAAAAAAGAATTTGATAACCGTAAAAAATACGACAAATGAAACAAACGGCAGTTGAATATTTATTAGAAGAATTTAGTGCAATTATTGGAAGAGTTAATTTTACAGTTACTCAAGACTTATTTATAAGAGATGCCGTTATAAAAGCCAAAGAAATGGAAAAGGAGAATATAATGCAAGCCTACAATGATGGAAAAGCGGCTGTTATACATATTAAAAATAATATGTCGCTTGAAGAATATTACAACGAAACTTTTAAAAACGAAACAAAATGACTAAACAAACGGCAGTTGAATGGTTGGTTGAAAAGTTAAACCAATGCGAACCAATGTACAGTGGTGTTCAATCAAATGAACACAAAGAATATCTTGAAAAATTAGTTGAACAAGCCAAAGAAATGGAAAAGGATCAACACGAAATGACTTTTAATGAAGCACTTGACCAATATTCAAATCGTAAATTTAAAAAATATTACAACGAAACTTTTAAAAACGAAACAAAATGATTTTAACCGACAAGACAATTAACGACGAAATTAGCGAAGGTAATATCGTTATCGAGCCATTTAACCCTAATAATTTAGGAACAAACAGTTATGATTTAACACTATCAAACACGTTAATTTTGTACACAGAAAGGGTTTTAGATGTGCGAAAAAAAAACCCATCAGCACCTATAATTATTCCCGATGAAGGTTTGATTTTACAACCAGGAATAGTTTATCTTGCTTCTACGGTGGAATATACCCAAACTTTAAAACACGTTCCCGTGATTCAGGGAAAATCATCATTAGGAAGATTAGGTTTATTTGTACACGTGACCGCTGGATTTGGAGATGTTGGATTTGCTGGACATTGGACACTTGAATTAGTTTGCATTCAGCCTCTACGTATATATCCAGGAATGAAGATAGCGCAAATAGTTTATCATGATATTTCAGAGATGCCAAATGTGAGCTATGATAAAAAAATAGATGCTAAATATTCAAATCAAGGGAAAGATCCGGTAGCTTCAAAAAACTATTTAAACAAATAGCTTATGACCGACGAAGAAAAGAAAGCAAAGCGAGCTGCTTATATGGTTCAATGGAAACAAAATTTAAGCCGCTTCCAGAAAGAAAAACGACGGATACAAATGAATGAATACCGGAAGAAGGCTCGCGAAAATTGGACACTTGAATATTTGGAAAAAGTCAGGGAACGAAGTAGGATTTATTACTCAAAAAATAAAGAAAAATTATTAGCCAATATGGCAATTTATCGAGAAAGTAAAAAAAAGAATCATGCTAACTGAAAAAGAAAAAGAAAAGGTAAGATCATACGCCGCCACTTTCTTCGTTGCCGCTGGTGGAATCTTAACATTGGCCTTCGCCATTTACTTTATTTTTGACCTTGTAAAAAAATGGTACTAATGAAATATGAGATAAGATGGAAAACAGGTAAAGTAATTACCGATGCTGAAAACATTGAAGAAGCCATTAAGAAATTTAAGGAGTTAAGGATAGAGGTACCAGACAAAGAAATAAGTATTGCATCATTTGGTAAGTAGGTTAATTTTAGGTTGATTTTGTCCCGTATCATTTTGGTACGGGATTTTTTTTTAAATAAATACACAAATATTTTTTTATATAATTATTTATATATAAATTTACGTATCGAAACGATTATTTACCATTAAAAACAACCAAATGGCAACTTTAGCAAAAACAACAGAAAACAACGCAATAGTTAAAGCACTTAAAAAAATAGCTGGAACTAAATGGACTGGAACAACTATTCATACAAATTTAGATGCTTGTTTAACAGGAATAAATTTAGGCAGTACAAATTCAGGATGGTACAAACCATCGGCATCAAGAATAGATGGATTAACTGGTATTTATATGATTAATCAAGATGGTTCAATTTTTTGCGAGGCTAGAGTTATAAAAGAAAGCGAAAAAGAATATAAAATAGAATATATGACAATGGCAGGATGGAATGAATTTGAAAATCTGTTTCATCAATTTATGGATGAAAACTAAAAAAAGAAAAGAGAGGGATTAAACGCCCTCTCCATTATTTACCATTAAAAACAACCAAATGGAAAAGACAATTTATTCAGTGATGTATTTTGGCAATGCTAAAAGGTATCAGGATTTATGCGAAGAAATAGCAGCTTACTCAAAGAGGCATGCTGTTGAGAAGGTTTACTCTAAATTAAGAAATGAAGATTATTTCCCATGTGATGAATTTTTATGGGGAGGCGTTGTTAAGGATTGTGATGGCAATGTAATTGCAGAAATAGGAAGCGAAACTATTGAATACGATGGTGGATATTTTTACGCAGAACCTGTAATTCTTTAATCATGAAAGAACCAATTATTGATTACGTACCACAAAATAAACGGCTGCCATATCAGGTAGCCGCTGGAATTGGTGTTGCTTTTGTTGTTGGCTTGATTTATTCACCAATTAACACCCAGTATAATTATACTTCATTTGTGCCTATTATTGAACGTGATACAATTTATGTTCACAAAATTACTACCCTTACATTTCCTGCAAAGGAAGAAAGTAAAGAGATAGATGAAGAAGCTTATGGATCTCGTAGCTACGGTTATGAGGTAAGAAAGCTATCAGGTGAACAACTACGTCAAACATTAGAAGGTAGAGGTTTCCGTAATCTTAAAGGAGTTGATAAGTCAAAATTACGTCGTATTTATATCGCATATTGCTACGAAAGTATGTTAATGAACGTACATCTATTGACTGACTTTCCTATCTCCATGATTTATAGCTTCTTTATTATTGAGGCTACTAATGCAGGAATTGAAACAGAATTGTGGCGTAAACACGCCAACGCTGGAGGCGTGAAAGCTTTAAAAGGTCAAAAATCTGTAACCTACAAAACAAGGGAAGTTATTAGAGGACGTGACAAATATATCCGTGCTAAATTTATGAAGGCAGATAACACCGAAGAAGGTATGAAGTTGTGGGCCGGTGTTTTAAATTCTGGTAGATACGCTGATTGCAAAAAAGCAAACTACAAGATTAAAGGAATTAAATTGTACGAATCTATCTGTAAATGTGTGTATAAAAGTGGCTACCATACCGATAGAGATTATAAATTTCGCGCCTCGTTAATGGCTGAATACTGGCAGATAAAAACGGATAATTTTCCGTTAAAAAAGAGAACCAACGAATTTTAAACAACAAAAACCAAACATTATGAAATTTGAGCAAGCTAAACAAGCATCTGATATTTTACAAAAAATCAACAGTGCAAACGAAATAATTAGCCTATTAAAATTAAATGACATAGGAAGTATTTCATTTAATAAAATATCTGGAAATGTTTTTATTGGAGAACAAAGACTTGTAGATGATTTAATAGAATATTCTATTGATATTCTTAGGGAAGAAGTAAGTATTTTAACCAAAAAACTTGAAAATTTATAAATTTTAAACAAACGAACCAAATGGAAAAGAATTTTAACAATTTGCAGTTTAAGTGGACTTTTGAAAGCATTAGCGACAATATCCCTACTATCATGCTGGCTACAATTATCCTCACGTATGGCATAAACGCCTATTTAACCGCTATATTTCTCCCGATTGATTTTTGGTTAGCTATCATTGCAGCCAGTATTTTACAATTAGGGCGTTTTGCCGTCGTTTTCATGGACTTTCTAAACCCTACTAAAGGTAGAAGTACTTACCCACCTAAAATAGCATTAGGCGCGACTATTGTGGCTTTAATAGAAATATTCTTTGGATTACAGGAACACTATGAAGGAGGGGAATTTATAACAATGTTTTTATTTGTTGGAACTATTATAGTTTTTGGTTATCTTTTGGAAATAAATTTTGTTGATAAAGGCGTAGAAGCCTATGGCATAAACGAAACGAAAATTATAAGGAGGAGGAAACGTAGGACAATTATAAAGAATGTTCCGGAAGATCTTCCTAAAGTAGTTAGACGCAATATTACTTCATTTCAATTATCATTATTTTGAGAACATTTATTGGAGTTGACCCAGCATTGAGATTAAACGGAATGGCTGCCTGTTTTATCATGCCAGATAAAGAGGTTGAATTTAAAAGGTATAAAAGGTTTTTGGATTTTTTAAAAGATTCAATCTTTTGGAAAAATTTAGGTAATCCTGTTGTAATGGTAGAAGATAGTAGCCTTCAAAATATTACCTTTAATAATTCAACAAACAGAGCTATTTTGTCTCGTATGTCCAGAAACGTAGGCATGAATCAAGGTGCCTCCAGAATAGCCTACGAATGGATTAAAGACAATGGATGCGAAGTTTACAATATTTCTCCAGAACAAAAGGGCAAAAAATGGAGTAAAGAAATGTTTTTAAAAATCTTCGAACGCGAAGGCTACACATTTGAACCAGATTTTAAACTAGCCAAAATAAGTCAAGATGAAATTGATTGTTTTTCACTTGCTATTCAGGCTAAACATTATATGAAAAGATGAAACAAAAAGTTGAAATAATAGATGGTATTGAAATTACCACATGGAAGGAGATTGAAAAAATAAGTAAAAACTATCCAAAGGAAATAAGATTTGCGCAGGGAACAGTATCAAAAATAGCGATGCTTAAATTTTACATTGAACCCTTATTGCCAAATATTGACCCTCCGATGAATGCCATGGATCAGGGTAGAATGTTAACGATAGCTTATAAAATGTATAAAGAAAGTGACGGTGATGTTATAAAGGAATTGTCGTTAAAAATTATAAAGAAAATTATAAACTAGGTATATTGCAATTTGTTAATTAGTGGTAAATAAGAGGGTTAGGCAAATGTCTAGCCCTTTCCATTTAAAACATTATTACTCCCATTGATTCAGCATAATCAATAACTGCTTTAGCATGGCACTTTGCTATTGTGTTTTGGAATGATGGGTCAAACATCATTTTAGCATCTTGAAAATTAGTAAAGAAACCGTTTTCAGATAACACCGAAGGCATTAAAGTTTTGGTTAAAACGTAAAACCTTTCTTCTTTATCCATATCCCCGTCGCTATTATCAGAACGAAAAACCCAATTTGGATAGGCTTTTTTAACTTCTTTGTATAAAAATTCTGCGTAAATATCCGACTGGGTTTGACCGCGTGATGTGAATGCTTCAAAGCCTCTAGCACTTTTATTTTCAGCAGCATTTCCGTGAATGCTTAGGTAAATTGAACCTTTATAATTTTTAGCTGCAAAGTTTGCCTTTTGCACTCTTTTACTTAATGGTGTATCTATTATTTCATCATAAACTTTCATTGTGGTCATACCCCAATCATTCAAATAATTTTCAATGAGATTGGTAACGGCTCGATTAAACACGCCTTCAAAAAACCATCCATAAGAATGAAAGGTGCCATTATTGTGTTGGCTACATTTAGATGGAAATGTAGTGTATCCATTTGGCAATTTTACCTTAGGGTTAATGCCACCATGACCCGCATCCAGAAATATACAAAATTCTTTTTTGTCCATAATTTTAATTTTTAAGGGGAATAGAAATCAATCTACTCCCCTCGGCTGCCTAAGGTAGCGATTCTTCTGCGCCTATAATTTGAATCCGATAAGGGCGAAAGCAGCCCCTACGATTGATAATTTTGGAGGTAATTTTATTTCTATCTCTTTGCCTGCACATTCACGGCTTGTTTCTTTTATCTTATCCCAAATGATTTGAGCAAGTTGGATATATTCGCGCCACGTGAACTTAATTTTGTTGTTTTCAAGGTGTACGTTTATTTCTCCAGCTAATTGGGCAAAATTCATTGAGTAACATTGAATATCACCTAATGGCGATTTAACTGTGTCGGCTGATTTTAAAGCCTCTTTTAAATTAGTCTGCATATTATTTATTTTAACGATTAAAAAATCTTGTTAAAAGCGTTTTTAAATTAACGCCTGTTATTCTCCTAATGTTTTCAGCGATGCTATATAACTCTGTCATAGCTATAAGAAAACTTGCCATATATGTTATTGGTACTGGAAGGCTAAAAGTATTTTTAGCAGCTTCAAATATCATGATGCCAACAAAATACACCGCTATCTTTTCCGATGTTCGATATAACCCACGACTATTTATTTTTTGCCCTTCCTTTTTTGCAGCGAGGATTCCGGTTCCCATATCCGCAAAAACCACAAATACCGTAAATATCAAAAATCCTTTAATCGGTATGAAAAACGAGGCAATCCATCCGCAACAAATTGCGTAAGCTATTTTTTCGTATCCAAGATGAAGGAGGTTGTAAATTGTTGTTTTCATATTACAAGTTTAAAACAAATATTGTAAATGTACCAGATGCAGGATTTACAGCACTTGCACTATAATTATTGAATCTTACTTTAACAACACCAGCGGATGATACCCATGCAGTGTAATTTGTATTTGAAGGAGCAGAACCATCAGGAACGGATATCATAACAGGGTGTGATGTTTGCGCTCCCGTATAGCTTACAGTAATATCGCTTGATGACTGTGCGCTTGTATTTGGAAAGTCTAAAGATGCGGAAATAAAACCTCCTATATTTAATGTACCGCTTGACAAATTTAAACCACTTCCTAAAGTTAAGTCAACTACCTGTCCTGTACTACTTCTTCCAATAACACTTGTAGCCGTGCCTGTTGCAGATGCTAAAGTAACCGTTCCATTAAATGTTTTATTACCTCCAAATGTCTGACTTCCAAAAGATATAACTGTTCCTGTTTGTGTTGCTGTTGCGGCTTGAATACTTAAATTTCCAGCCGATACCGACAATCCACCTGATAGCGTTAATTCTCCTATTGCATTACTTGAATTTACGCCAATAAGTCGTGTAATACTTGATGTTGCGGCTAAATTAGTAATTCCTGCTCCGCCTGATAAAGTGCTAAATCCTGTAACGTTTAAATCACTACTTCCATTTAAAACTCCTAAAAATGTTTTAGCACCGCTAAAAGACTGTGTCGTATTACTTACTACGCCTGTCGTTCCACTTGCAGCAAGGGCCATTGAAATAACTGGCGTTGTTGTACCTGTTGCAACTGTTAAGCCATTTGGATTGGTAGGGTTTATACTTACACTCGTAACCGTTCCATTTCCATCACCCGTACCTGCACCAATAGCCGTTCTAAAGGTTGCAGCATCTAAAGCACTCACAGTATTATCAGCGTTAAATCTTGGAAATCTTATAGCAGATGGATTTGTCAAAGTGAACATTGATTGCCCTATGGTTGTACCGCCTAAATCAGTTCTCATTCCATCCGCTGCTCTTTGGCTTACTGTGTTATCTGCATTGTAACGTAGGAATGCTACCGATGAACCGTCAGGTATTGTAAATGTATTTGAACCTCTTACCGTTGCCCCTAATGCAGTTCTTGCAGTGGCAGCCGTTGTTGAACCTGTGCCACCATTGGCGATGGGTAGAGTTCCTGTAACCTGCGAAGAAAGGGAAACACCGGACAATGTGCCACCAAGCGTAAGATTGCCCGAAGAAGTTACCGTTCCTGTTAAACTTATTCCATTTACCGTACCAGTACCACCAACAGAGGTAACAGTACCTGTGGGAATAGCCTGTGTAGAAAGTAAACCTCCTGAACCTGCAATAACCATGCGAGAGCCTGCGCCTTGCAAGTCTAAAAAAGTAGAAGGGCCTGAAACTCCTAAAGTTCCATTTACATCTAATTTATAAGCTGGGTTTAATTTACTTATTCCTATCCTACCTCCATCTTGATTTGCCACCACCGATAAAGTTGTGTCAAGATATTGTCCTAATTGACCACCACTAAAATTTTTAGCAGTCATTAAATATATATCAGACGTTCTTACATTGTTTGGGAATGTAGATGTTCCAGGTCTATCCGTAAATGTTATTTGAGCCGTTTGACCTCCTTTTACATTATCTCTTTTTGCAAAGTAATTTAATAAATTGTAATAAAATGTACTTGCACTTCCATCATTTGAGCCTTCTTGTCTATTTATTGTACCTGTCATTGTTCCACCTGCCAAAGGTAAATAAGTCGAAGCCGCGACGCCATTACGCAAGTAATTTGTAAGCATCGAAGCTGTATCACTTACTAAAAGTGTTGCCGTAGTATCCCTCCAAAGTCCACTTTTATAATACAAAGATGAATTTTCAACAGGTGATGAAATAGAAACGTCATGAAGCTCTGATAATTTATAACCCGATGCCACGCGTATGGCGATTGTTCCATTGTTTGACGAAGAGTTGATACAAAAGCCGATAGGCATATCAATGTTAGGCGCAATGGGTTCAATATCTGTCCAAACACCTGCCACCGTTGGTGAAGGGTAAAGGATCGCACCAGCCGCAAATGTATCAGTGTTTACCTGTCTTATTTTGCCAAATGAAATAACATACCCGTCTTCACCATTACTTAAATCGTGTGCCGTTATTCCAAGTAAATATTTTGCATCTATTGAGCCGTTGGCGATAAATTTAGCAACGGTTATTCTACCACTTGCCCCAACCGTGCCATTGGCATAAACAAGGCTACCTTTGGTAATGGTTGCGCCTGTTTGATTCTTAACTAACCAAAAATTTTTGAATCCAAGTTCGTTTGGCACATTGTCATTTAATCCAAGCACCACCGTAGCCAAATCCGAATCCCAACGCATCTTTGCAGTGTCTACATTGTTTGTCGGAACACCTACATTAAAAAACAATGAATCTACAGGTTGTGTAAAATTGTTGTTTATAATTACAGTACCAGTACTATTGAAAACCCAACCTCCTTTAGTTTTAACGTAGCTATAAAGCACATTATTGATAGTATCGTAAATGTGATAAGCATTGTTTAAGCCACTTGATTTAATTGTGGTTGTATCGTTAGACCTTCCGCGATAAACAAGCCCGTCTCCCGTGGTCTGGAATCCAAGGCGTTGTTTATTGGATGTCGATGGATATTGAGCAATGGCGAAGGTAGAGGCTAAAATAATAAATGCAAGAACAAGTCCCTGTCTTTTATTACCCGATTTGTTTATGAGTTTTTTACCGACGTTAAGAAGAAGCTCACGCACTAAAGTAAGTGCAACTTCTCCCATGGTTTTTAAAAACTTTCTTTCTTTTTTTGGCTTAATTTCTTCCATTATACAATTATAAAGAATATGACATAATTAGAACCATCGTAATGAGTAGATGAATCTATAGTAATTACTGAACCAGCAACGGTAAATTGTGAGCTAATAAGTTCTTGACCGTTTTGAAAAATTAATAGTTGTTCAAGATTTAAAGGCAATACACCACTATTTTTAGTAACGGTCAAAACATTAGTATAGCTATTTAGAAAAGATTCTTTAAACACTTTTGTAACGCTACTATTTTGTGTATTTGGTTCGCTATTTGTTGGCGTTGTGGATCCAGTTCCTGCCACGCCCCCAGGCGAATGGTTTGGCGTTCTCCCAGAATCAAAATCTAATCCCCTAAATAATACTGTTTTTTCCGTGTATGGCATTATGATTGGTCTATAATTTCAATAAATGTACCTTGTACTATATCACTTTTTAACTCCAATGTAGCCGTTTCCATGATATATTTAACATCATTATTTTCAATGGCTAGGTGAGGATACCAAGGATTATTATTATCTAACATTTGAAAAGCCATACTAAGCATTTTTCTAACTGGAAACAACTGACCCTTAATGATTTCATTTACCAATAACTGATTAATATTTTTACCATCACCTATATTTTTAACCCTCCATCCGGTGCCGTCGGTTATTTGCCACGTGTTACTATCGTTTTTTACTCTTATCGCTCCTGGAGAACCTAACGAAGGACCATCACCAATAAACACCCTTTTTTTAACGCTAATACTACTTGTATCATTGTTAAATGAGCCATAAACAATAACATCATTTTGACCTCCTAAATTTCCAGCCGCTAAATGTTCCATGAATAAATTTCCCAATTCATAGAATTTAAGATAACTTGTAAGTAAATCCGCACCTGTAGCCGTTTGGATTCTGCTTAATAAAAATCTTACGCCAACGTCACCACTTTCGGGCATTGTTGGCGTTGTCCAATTTACGATAATATTATCCACCGTACCACCAGCCGCAGGTAGTGTAGTCGAACCACCCGGAATAACAAATTTATAATAACTAAAAGTTTGCTCCCAACTTTGAGCGGAAAAAGTATGCTGAAATCCGTTGTATGTAATATCTCTTTTTAGCCAGTATTTTACATGATTTACTTTAACGTAATTAATTTTACCGTTAAAAGTTCCGCTAGGGTCAAATGTTAATTGCTGTGTAGAAGTACAAACTATCCTTTCATAATATTCTCCCGTAGTCGTAATGCTAAACGTATCGCCACCCATTTTTAAAACCAATGTACCGCTTGTAACCTCAATGCCAAATGAAACATAATAAGTAGCTCCATTCGTAGGCGTAAAATTAGTATAAACTAAATCACCTATTGCATTAGTAGCTTTAGCATGACCTAAAGCCGCGCCACTTCCATCTGAAAAAGTCCATCCGCTACCTAATGTCCATGTGGTAATTTCTGGGGAACGATTAGCCGTTAAAAAATCAATTAATGGCACTACAATAGGTCTTAGTTCAATAACAAAAGAACCCTCTACAATATGTTCTGCTATGGTGCTACTTCCTACCTGACTATCCCTATATTTCATTACCGAAGTAAATGTTATAGTAGCTTCGTCGTTGTTATAATCGAGATCTTTAGTATTAAAAAATTCAGTCGCTAAATTATTGAATATTTTACCACTAAGTAAATTTACCGATGCTATGTGTTCGTATTCAATATCCAAATCTTTTATATGTCCATAATATCCCCATTTACCACCGCTGAATCGTAGCATCTTATTTGTGCCGGAATAGTTATCATTTTCAATACTTGATTGAAAACTACTTTGTTGCAATAAAGTAGATGTTAGGTAATAAATATTAATTGTGACGGCTGAATCCAAATAAGTATTAGGCTGCACCATAAAAAACTTTCTGTCTGAAAAAAAGAATCTTAGCCCTAATGGTACCATCATTCTTTTTAAAACATCATAGCATTTCATGTAGGTATAATTGCCCTTGCTATCTACGGTATAGAAAACTTTATGATTAACCCTCATTCTTAAAAGTGGGTCTATTTCACTTGAATAAGTCCAACTATCTTCATGCCATTGAAACGCACTAGCCAACACGCCTACATTGGTGCCATATATTGATTGAACATAAGTAAGTTTTTGGAGGCAGTTATTTACATGATTAATAATAGTATCATCACCTTGATAAACATCGCTTCCATCAGGTTTATAATCAATTCCTTTTAACCAACCTATGCCATCAATAGCATTGATAGTGTAATTATATCCCATCTCTAAAGGGACATCGTCAAATTCAATTAAATCAGCAAGAATATACCCATACCAATAAAAGTTTGGTGAATTGGATGTATTATAAGCCGTTAATTGAATAGTAAATCTACCTTCTGGTGCCGTTAAAAAATCAGTTAATAATTGTTGTTTTTGTGCCGTATCAATAATGATAGTAAACTTAAAATTACTACCAATAATAGGTGCGTATCTTTCTAAACCATTTTCAACATCCGCCTGCCATTCTATTTGAGAGCTTATAACATCTACGTCGTATGTAGTTCCAGAATAAGTAGTATCGTCAATTACTAAGTAATATTTACGACCTTTCTCTGAATAAAATGTAGATGAATATCTTGCTCCCATTATCGTATTCTTGAATTAATATTTTTAGCTTTCTCCATTATTACAAGTAAATCACTTCCTGCCACTCTAGTAGTTAAAATGTATGGCGATTCTCCACCGTCTAACATTCCCTTTAATTTTGATAAAGGTGCTATAACTTCTGGGTCAACACGAGCACCACGGTTATCTCCAACAGTTGCTAAAGTGGGCCCGTATGCCAATCCGCCTTGCGCTAATTTTGGCGGAGCTACTTTATTAAGCATTGTATTGAACAACACCGCTGCACCTGCACCAGCCGCACCGGCAACCGCTAAAGCCCCTGGACCTAAAGTTTTACCTAATGGGCCACCTAAAATACCTTTTATAATACCTGCAACACCTTCTTTAATGTAAGCACTAATAATCGTTCTAGCGGCTTGCATGGCTGCGCTACCTAACTTTTTCATATCTGTTTCACCTTGCATTGCCATATTTGCAAAAGCATCTGTTGCCGCAACTAATATATTTTGCATAGGTGTTAACGCGACTTCAATAGATGTTACTCGGTGCTTAATTGCTTCAAATGAATTAGCTAATGCTAAATTAGTTTCTTTTAATTTTTCATTAGCTGCTGTAATACTTTCTAATTTTTTAGGAATCAAATCTAAAGTAGGAAGCGTGTTGACATTTAACATTTCAAATTGCATCATACTTTTATTAGTCTGCATTTCTTTGATTGCATCTAATGTGGTATTGCCTTTTGGCTCTGTAGTAGTTTTAGTTTTAGTAGAATTTTTTAAAGAATCTTCTAAAGCTTTAATCTTAGCCTTCATTGCGGCTACTTCTGGTGACTCTGTTGTAGTTGTAGTTTTTTTCTTTTCATCTCCCCAACTTCCACCTGCTCCGCTCGGTTTACCAGCAGAACCACCACCAAAACCCATTTCAATTTTTGGTTCAACTTTCTGTTTGTTTATAAGTTTTAAAGTTTCTAATAAACCTACAGCTCCATCGTAAACAAAATTTATAAATTTTAAAACCGCATTTATTTGAGATAGAACTACCTCAAAAGTAAATACTGCTATTTTTCCAAATACTAATAACAATAAATCAAATAATGGTTGAAGTTTAGAAAGCAATTCTAATGTTTTACTAAACGCTTTTTTAATTCTATCAAAAGAATCTGACAATAATTTTCCTGTTTTCGATAGGCTTTTTTGCCCTTCATCGGTACTTGCGTAATATGCAACTAAAGAACCAATAGCTAAAACAAGTAAGCCAACACCACCAGTCATAACGGTAAAAAGTGGTATTAATGTTCGAGTTAAAGTAATAATAGATGTTATTGATGTAGCAAATTGACCAATGATTAAAATAAGAGGCCCGATCGCAGCAGCTACTAAAGCAAATTTTACAATATTTGCCTGTTGTTCGGGAGTAAGTGCTTTAAACCTATCTACTAACTCTTGTATTTTTTTTGAAACATTATCAAATACAACTTCTAATTTTAATGTTTCATTGATTGTTTTACCTAACTCATTTAAACTAATAAAAATATTGTCGCTTAGGTTTTCAAAGCTATTTGCAAGACCACCCGTAACATTTTGTGTTTGAGGTAATATTTCTAAACCCCTAGCTAATTGCAATAAAAAATCTTTAGCGCTAATTCCTGTTTCCCTAATTAAATCAATATTTGACGTTCCAAAAGCCGCTTTAAGACCCTCACTCATTAACGGTAAATTACTTTGAATAACTTTATAATCTTCCGCTAATATTTTATTTTTGGAAATCATTTGAGTCATTTGGTATTGAATTGCTTCTAACTCAAATTTACCTTTACCCGTAGCGGCTAAAGCTTTACCAAAACCCATTAATGTATTCTTTGCTTCTTCGGCTGATAAACCAACCGCTTGCAAATTTACACTACCTTGAACGGCTTCTTTTAATCCTAATCCTGGAAGCCTAGCAACTTCTCTAAGTTTTACTATTTCATCTTTTGCTAGTTGGCTACTTCCCATAATGGCAGTCATACCTTTTTCTAGCTTTTCCATTTCAGCAAAAGCCTTTAATGATGCTGCACCAAGTCCAATAATAGGTAATGTCAAAGATGTGGTAAGATTAGAACCTACGTTCTTCATCGTATTACCAAACTTAGTCATAGATTTTTCTACCTTACCTAACTCTTTGTCAAGATTAGTGGTATCAATACCCAGCTTTAAAAGTAGTTTACCTATTGCCATTTATGCTTCTTTATCCCATTTGTCAAATATTGACTTGTCGTTATTTGTCAAACTTCTATTAGTTTCTTTCTTTATCGGATTCTCCCATGGAAACTCGATTAAATCTTTTGGCTTTAAACTTTTACCTTTTGCCGTGTGTACGTTTAATAGTAAAGTTGT